AGGGGTCATGCATCCGGGGAGCAGGGGCCACAACTCTCGCGGAGTACCGCCGTTATCCCTGACAATGCTGGCATAGGAATTTCCCCAGAGCATCAATGCGGCGGTCATCGTATCGTAGAATTCAAATGCGGTCATCTCATCGTTGGGCGAGTCATGAAGCAAAGAATAATTCGAGTGATCGTTTGCCCGACCTTTGCCGCCATCCGCATTTCGACGATAAACATGGCACGGTAAAGATGCCTGCGTTTCCGAAAGCACCTTGACACAGGCGTAGACGATCGGAAGGGCAAGCGCAGAGTCCTCGCTGACTGGAACTCCCGCCATGCTTGGGCGCCCGCTCAGTTGTTCATCCATCATCTTGTCCAAATCTTCCAGGGACATATCACGTTTTGCTTTTGGCACGAAAATTCTTCGCAATAAATCAATAGTCTTCACAGAGTTACAACCCCATGCGCTTCATAGACGGATTCCGCGTCTTTGTCCTCATGGCGTGTTGCTCTATCGAGCGCCATGATCATTGCAACAATCCCATCAATCTTCTCCCTCGACCTCGCTTTATCCGGCTTCAGATTTCCCGCCGGATCCTGTTTTACCATCACGTTGTCGGCCATCCAGGTCAGCACCGGATTTCCCCCGTGCCGCACCTTGCCGCCCAGCAGCAATGTCAATAACTGTTTTGTCGGTGGGGACATGGATGCATATCCTTGTCCAAACGGGACTACCGTGATCCCCGCTTCCGTCAATTCCTGGGTGATTTGTACGGCTCCCCATCGGTCGAAAGCGATCTCCCTGATGTCAAAAACATTGGCCAGTTCTTCTACTTTCGCTCGAATGAACGCATAATCAATCACATTGCCGGCGGTGGCGGTGATAAATCCTTGTCGGGCCCAAACCTCATAATTCACCCGATCACGCAAGGAACGCTCCCTGATGTTTTCTGCTGGAGTCCAACAATACAAAAGGAAAGTGTGATTCCCTTCCGTATCGGGGAAATCAAGAACCAAAGATGCGGTATCAGCAGAAGAGGCTAGATCCAGTCCCCCATAGCATTGTTTCCCGGCCAACCCTTCGACTGCAATCGAACCCCCGCATTTATCCCACTTGTCCATCGGAATCCAGCGGGATTCCTGGCTGGTCCATTCGTTCAAGTGCAACCGGCGGAAGGTGTTTTGGTAAGCGGGGCTTTCCTTTGCCCGCGCACACTCGCCCGCCAGGTATTCCTTTGTGATCGTTATGCCCAGGCTCTTATTTGCCTTCGCCCAGGTCCGGGGATTTGTCCAATCGTCCTTTTCTCCCGCCGCAAAGATCACGCCAAGAAATGCCGGATCGATCGAAGGCTTCCGGATCACCTTCTGCGCGTACTCATGTTGTTCCCAGCAAATCGAGTTACGGTCGTACCCCGCTGTCGTGATCGCCACAATCAGGGGTTGTTTCCGCGCTGCCACACCCGCCGTCAAAGCGTCCCACAGTTCCCGGTTCGGCTGGACATGTAACTCATCAAAGACAATGCCGGAAATGTTCGGCCCGTGTTTCGTTCGGGCTTCCGCACTGATCACCCGGTAGGTCGATCGCGTCCGGGGAACTACTAGGGAGCGGCGAAATGGTTTGATGAATTTCCGCAACTCCGGTGACATCTCTACCATTGTTTTGGCCGTCTCGAAAACAAGAGCCGCCTGTTCAATGTCCCCAGCGGCACTGTAAACCATAGCGCCCGGTTCATGGTCGGCCACCAACAGATACAATGCAATCCCGGCGGCCAGAGTCGATTTCCCATTCTTCTTCGGGATCTCGATATAAACCCGCCGGTATCGCCGTGTCCCATCTCGCCGCTTCCAACCAAAGATTCGGCGGATGATCTTCATTTGCCAGGGCAAGAGTTCAAAGCGGCAACCTGCCCATCTACCTTGTGAATGCTTTAGATAGCGCTCAAAGAATTCGCAAGCATGATTGGCGGCCTCGCGGTCAAAATGATACTCAGCCTTTCGTTTTACCGAAGAGGAACTCCTCGGCATCGTCTTCCCCACCCGGTGGAACCATGATGCGAGAACGAGAAGATGGATTCAACCCCAAGAGCTCACCTAATCGACTGACCAGCATCGAGGCTTTCATGCAAGCGCTCACCAGCGGCGCCTGCTGCATATAGCCCCCTTTGCCCACGACCATCACCAGTGGCAGTCCCCTCATCTTAATCTCTAACTGTTTCCAATTGGAGAAAGCAGTGCTATATTGCGCCAGCACATCGCCATCAGCCTCGGTCAGTATGCCCGTCCGTTCCAAAATCGGGACCGCCTTGTCCCATATCAGCTTCGCATCGTCCGTCAACCACTCCGGGCAGTCCGGACGGATCGGTCGGGGTTTCGGTTCGTTCTCGTTGAGTGGTCGGCAACCTGGGTTCCCTTCCAATCGTTTCAATTCTGTTGGTTTTGGTTTTCTACCTGCTACCATTTGCTCACTCTATTTCTGGGGGATACCGCCCCCTCATCATTTCGCAGGAAGTTAGCCGGAGGTGACCCGTGGGTCCCTAGGGTGTTGACTGTAGAGATGGAAGCCCCCTCCCCCGCTCTAGTGGCTGTATCCAGCATTATTTTATCCAAATCCCTTCAAGTTTTGCCTCGTCATCGTTATCTCTGAATGACAGTCGTGGCATAACGCAACCAGGTTGTCATCTTCCTCGGTCCCCCCGTCTGTTCTGTCAACGATGTGGTGAACATGACTCGACACCCGGCGATTGCACTTCTGGCAGATTGGATTCGCTCGTAAGATCCGCATTCGTATCGCTTCCCATCCGGGCGGATCGGGCAACCTTATCCGCCGTCGATCCTGCTCCCTTTGGTGCTCACGACAGTACAATCCCTTGCCGTCTACCACGAGCGGACAGCCTTGCCACCTGCATGGATTCTTGGGTTTCCAAGGCATCAGCGCTTTGCCAATCGTTCTTGTCGCACTTGTTCTGTTATCGTCAGGCAAATCAATTTGCCATTCAATCTCTCCGCTATATCCTTAGCATCGTCTTCCCGCGTTACAATGATCCAAACATCGCGCTCAATAGAATGATCAATCAATCCTAGAATTAATCCATTGCGCATTGCTTGAACCAAGGGGATACATTCATCTGGACGTTCACTACGAGAAAGACCAGTCAATGCGATAAAGAGAATATCGAAATCCCAGACTACATCACCGCACCTAGATTGTTTCTTTACCCAGGTTGATTTTCCGCTTCCGGGCAAACCACATATTACAGTGATCTTCCCACGGTGCACGGAACAAAGTTGGCCGCGATCCACAAGGTTAGAACACGATGGAATGCGACATGGTGTTTGTGGTTTCCAGGGCATCAATCAATGATCTTTATGCTTAGACCCATCGACTTATGTAAAAAGCGGTCAGTTGCCAAGCCCTTGAAAGCTGATATTTTCCAATTTCTCGCCACTAGGTTTTGCAGTTCGTTCTTAGGAATCTGGATCATAATTCCTAATTGATCGTCTTTGTACTCGAACTTAACATCTGCGTTTGCTATCGGAAGTATTGCCATTTCCCATCTCCTTTTTTTGGTTTGAATCTATTGGCTTACAAACGGATATTCACGCGAATACCAATGGAGGGGTAGTACCAGCGATCCTTTGCCTTGCGATTTGACAATAAGCCGGTTCAATCTCTATACCAATGAAGTGCCGCCCCAATTTCTTAGCGGCTTCCAAAGTTGGCCCATGTCCACAAAACGGATCTAGCACAATATCCCCCGGATTAGAGTGGAGATGTATAAATTTCTCCATCAATTGAGTTGGCTTGGCGGTAGGGTGTTCATCTAATTGCGGAATAATTTTGTTAATCTTGACAATGTTTGCTGTCGTGTTGCCGCCGTTCCAAATGCAAGGTCCACCCGGTTTCTGTGCTATCAACATAAATTCATAATTCCGCCGATAATGATGGCCCATGCCCAGTCCGCCCTTGTCCCAGACCACGGCTTGTTTGAAGTTAAGAAATTCATCCATCCATAAAGTCCATCTAGCAAACAATGGTTTAGGCCCACCACCACAACAACAACAACAACAACAACGGCCGGGCTTTAGAATGCGCTTGGCTTCCGCCAACAGGGAACGAAATAATTGATTCGCTTCATCTTCCCCATCATTGGCAATCGGTCTGGGGACAGAATCGGCTAAATTTCCGCCGAATATGGCTTCCCGATGGGAAGCCATATCATTCTGATTGTAATTCAAGCCATAGGGCGGGTCAGTTACGATTAAATCAATTGAGTTATCGGGAAATTGCTGCATAACTTCTAGGCAATCGCCACTTATAACCTGATCCAGCGGAAGGTTGTCAATCACTTCTTAAATGCGTAGATTTCGCCGTCCCGATACTCAACGATGTACCCTTGACCCTCCAACCATGCGCGCGGGGGGGGTATCATGCCGATTCCTCACCCTGGATCGCTCAATCCAAACCCATCTCCATTTCCAATCGATGGGTATGACATAGGCCCCTGCCCTCTGCTAACAAGGGGCATCCTGGCTTACGACAAGGGCCGGCTAGTTTCCAAGGCATGGGGGCTAGTACAGTTTAT